TGACGTATGGCGATCATGGATCGATTTCGTCGAATGTGGAACGCGTTTCGTTATAGCGAGCAGCAAGATCCCTTCCCGGCATACAGCGGTGGAAGTATGTCGATGGCCAGACCAGATAGAACTAGACTTCGTTACACAAACGAACGATCGATCATCTCGTCCATATTTACACGAATCAGCGTTGACGTTGCGGCGATAGACATTCGGCACATTAATCTTGACGATCAGGGCAGGTATTCAGAAGACGCGAAGACCAAGCTGAACGAGTGCTTGGTGTTTGAGCCAAACATCGATCAAGGTCCAAGAGCGTTCAGACAAGACATTGCTATGACTTTGTTCGACAAGGGTTCTGTTGCGATCGTTCCTGTTGACACCGAAGAAGACCCAACGATTGGCGAATCGTTCGACATTCTCACTCTTCGTGTTGGAGAGATTACGGAGTGGTTCCCCAACCATGTTCGTGTGAATCTTTACAACATTGAAAAGGGTTATCGAGAACCAATCGTTCTTCCAAAACGGTTTGTTGCTGTTGTCGAAAACCCGTTGTATTCGGTAATGAACGAGCCAAGTTCGACTCTTCAGAGATTGATCAGGAAGTTGAATCTTCTTGACACAGTCGATGAACAATCAGGTTCCGGAAAACTAGACCTGATCATCCAGCTTCCTTATGTCATCAAGTCCGAAGCTAGGAAGTCTCAGGCTGAACAACGCCGGAAAGACATCGAGTTCCAGTTAAAGGGTAGCCAGTACGGCATTGCCTACACCGATGGAACCGAGAAGATAACCCAGCTGAACCGACCCGCAGAGAACAACCTCCTGAAGCAGGTCGAGTATCTTACCAACATGCTTTATGGGCAGCTGGGTATTACCGAGGAGGTGATGAACGGCACAGCCGATGAAAAGGCTATGCTGAACTACTTCAACCGAACCATCGAGCCAATAATTGTGGCAATCATCGAGGCGATGCAACGGTCCTTCCTTCGTCGTATGGGTTCAACCGGCGATCAGCGAATCAAATACTTCCAGAACCCATTCAAACTTGTCCCTGTAAACGATCTAGCTGAGATTGCAGACAAGTTCACTCGTAATGAGATTCTTTCAGCCAACGAGATCAGAGGGTTCATGGGGCTAGCTCCCTCAAAGGATCCAAAGGCTGACAAGCTAATCAACAGCAACATGCCACAACCAGAAGAAAAGGACAGGGACTTAGTCTTGGAAAGGAACAGTCAAAATGGAAGCTGATTTCAGCGGATACGCAACAAAGGCCGGGCTGAAATGCACTGACGGCCGAACGATCATGGCCGGTGCGTTCCGTCATCAGGACCAGACGAAGGTGCCCCTCGTTTGGCAACATGGCCACACTGACCCAGAGAACGTTCTGGGTCACGTATACCTCGAGAACAGAGAAGATGGTGTCTACGCCTACGGCTTCTTTAACAAGTCGCCGAAGGCAACGCACACTCATGGTCTCCTCGAGCACAAGGACATCAATTCGCTCTCCATTTGGGCCAACCAACTGGTCGAGCGGTCCGGCAAGGTTCTTCACGGTATGATCCGCGAGGTGAGCCTGGTTTTGGCCGGAGCTAATCCAGGAGCTCTCATCGAGAACGTCACAATCCGTCACTCTGACGGAAGCGAAGACGTTCTGGACGAGGAAGCAATCGTGTATACCGGCCTCGAGCTGGAACACGAGCAGCCAAAGGATCCCGAAACTGACCTTGGTTCGGGAGACGACAACGGTAACGACGGAAACGCCGATTCCGGTGGCGACGACAACGGTAATGATGATGACAATGATGATGAGCTTGGTCACGCCGATGGCGATACGGTCCAAGACATCTATGATTCCCTGAACGACGAACAGAAGAACGTCGTACATTATATGATCGGTGTGGCTCTCGAGTCCGCCAAGACCGACCTCCAGCAAACCAGCCTCGGCAATGCCGACGATCAAGACAAGGACAAGGAAAAGACAATGGCCCACAAGAACGTGTTCGAAGGCAAAGACGAGGGGAGCTCCTTGCTGGACGGCAAGTCCGGTGCTGTTCTCTCGCACGACGACCTCAAGGGAATCGTGGCTGATGCTACGAAGAACGGTTCCCTCAAGGACGCTGTCGAGGCTTACGCCCTCCGTCACGGCATCGACGACATCGATGTTCTGTTTCCCGAGGCCCGCGCCCTTACCGGAACGCCGGAGCTCGACAAGCGCCGCACAGAGTGGGTCTCCACGGTCCTCAGCGGGACCCGGAAGAGCCCCTTCAGCCGGGTCAAGACCCTCTCCGCCAACCTCACCGAGGACGAAGCGCGAGCCAAGGGTTACATCAAGGGAGAGCTGAAGAAGGAAGAGTTCTTCTCGGTTCAGCGTCGGGTCACCACCCCGCAGACCATCTACAAGAAGCAGAAGCTGGATCGGGACGATATTCTCGACATCACAGACTTCGACGTCGTCGCCTGGCTCAAGGGCGAGATGCGGCTCATGCTCGACGAGGAAATCGCTCGTGCGGTCCTCATCGGCGACGGTCGTGACGTTTCGGACGAGGACAAGATCCAGGAAGGGAACATCCGGCCGATCGCAAGCGATCACCAGCTGTACACCACCACGATCACGGTCAACCTCGACGATGCGAGCTCGAACATCCGTGAGGTCGTCGATGCGTTGATTCTCAACCGTCGCTTCTACAAGGGTTCGGGTCTTCCGACCATGTTCACCACGGAAACCGTCATCGCGCAGTTCATGCTGTTGACGGATGGTATGGACCGTCGTCTGTACCGTTCGCTCGACGAGCTGGCAGCGGAGCTTCGTGTTTCTGCGATCGTCCCCGTTGAGGTCATGGAGGATACTCCGGAAGTGGTGGCCATTCTGGTCAACCTTTCGGACTACGTGATCGGCGCGGACAAGGGTGGTGCGGTTTCGTTGTTCGAGGACTTCGACATCGACTACAACCAGCAGAAGTACCTCATCGAGACTCGGATCTCCGGGGCGCTCGCCAAGTTGAAGAGCGCTCTGGTCGTCCGCAAGGCTGGTGCTTCTGGCGATACCGCGGTTGTCCCAGCTGCTCCGACGTTCAACGGCACTGCCGTGACCATCGTCAACACCACCGGCGTGGTGTACAAGAACGCCGAAACCGATGCCGTCGTCAACGCTGCGGGTTCTCCGTACGCTGTGGCTGAGGGCGATACCATGAGCGTTGTTGCTGAGCCGGCTTCCGGTCGGTTCTTCGCCAACGACGCCGGCACGTACTGGACCTTCCGGAACAGGGCCTGACCCAAGGAGTTCAGATGGCAAGATTCCACGGAGTTGTTGGGTACGGAATAACCGAAGAGACACCTCCTGGATCCGGGATTTGGGTGGACAACATTGTCGAGCAATCATATTTCGGCGATGTGGTCAGAAGTTCCCGAAAACTGGATGAAGGAGAGCAACTCAATCCGGATATTTCCGTATCTAACGCTATAAGCATAGTTGCGGATCAGTATGCCATCGAACACTTCTTCTTGATCAAGTACGTAGAGTGGATGGGGGTGCGTTGGACTGTGACTTCGGTTGAAGTCCAATCACCCCGTCTACTTCTGAGACTAGGAGTCGTGTATAATGGGCCAACGCCTTGATCTTCAAACTCTTCTAGAGTCTTTACTTGGTTCTCGTAATGTATATTTCCAGCCACCGCCTTCCCTGCAAATGATTTATCCGTGTATTGTCTATCAAAAGGGACGAGTTAACACGGAGTTTGCAGATGACTTGCCGTATAATCGCCGGAAACTTTATCAGGTAACGGTCATTGACCAAAATCCTGATAGTGACATTCCCGATAAAGTCGGAGCGCTGCCAACATGCGTTCATGAACGATTCTTCACGGCAGAAAACCTCAACCACGACGTATTCAGACTGTTCTTCTAGAAAGGAACAAAAACCATGGCAGCACTCGTTTGGGACGCTATCGGTGATCGGTTCTATGAAACCGGTGTCGATCGAGGCGTTCTCTACATCCCGGACGAAACCGGTGTCTACGACACTGGCGTCGCTTGGAACGGACTTACCTCCGTCACCGAGACTCCTTCGGGCGCAGAGCCGACGGCTCAGTATGCCGACAACATCAAGTACCTGAACATCTTCTCGGCTGAGGAGTTCGCCTGCACCATCGAGGCGTTCACTTATCCGGATGAGTTCAACCAGTTCGACGGTACTGCGCAGCCACATCCGGGCGTTACGCTCGGTCAGCAACCGCGCAAGACCTTCGGTCTGTCGTATCGCACCAGGATCGGTAACGATCTCGAGGGTGACGATCACGGGTACAAGATCCACCTGGTGTACGGATGCCAGGCAAGTCCGTCGGAGAAGGCGTACAACACCGTCAACGACACCCCCGAAGCCATCACCTTCAGCTGGGAGGTCGCTACCACCCCAGCCCCGGTGACGTCTTACAAGCCAACGTCCCTCATCGTCATCGACAGCCGTACTGTTGTCCCCGCCGACCTGGCAGCTTTCGAGTTGATCATCTACGGTGACACAGCGGTCGTGCCTTCTTTGCCGACACCGGACGCGGTCATCGCGGCCTTCGCGCCCTGATCCGAATTGACAGGAGAGTAAAGGATGCTTGTAATCAATGTTTCCGGAGAAGAAGTGTTCAACGAAGAAACTTCCGAGTTCAGCACTGTCGGAGACTTCGATCTTCAACTAGAGCATTCTTTGCTCTCACTGTCAAAATGGGAGTCAAAATTTCAGAAACCTTTCCTGGGTAAAGAAGTAAAAACTGCAGACGAAACTCTGTGGTATGTAATAGCTATGATTCTCAACGACTTTTACCCAGCAGATTTGTGGGAAAGATTGACTCAAAAGAATCTGGATCAGATTAATGAATACATAGAGTCTCCTCAGTCAGCTACAACTTTTGGAGTGATGCCAGAGATGAGAACAAGGGGTAAATCGGAAACTATCACTTCCGAATTAATCTATTATTGGCTAGTTGCTTTCAACATTCCGTTCGAGACTGAAAAGTGGCATCTTAATCGACTCTTCTCGTTGATCAGAATTTGCAACATGAAGAATTCGAAGCCAAAGAAGATGTCGAGAAGCGAAATTGCGCAAAGGAACCGAGAGTTGAATGCTCAAAGACGGTCACAATTGGGCACAAGCGGGTAAGGAGGTCTCATGTCCACCATTGTTTGGGATCAGATCGAAGACAAGACATATGAGACCGGTCTCGACCGTGGCGTTTTGTTCTTTCCTGATGGAGGCGGTGTTCCTTGGAATGGTTTGACTTCGGTAGATGAAGTTAGTCGGACTAGCGCTGAGTCAGTTTATTTCGATGGCGTGAAATTCAACGACATCATCACTGTTGGTGACTTCTCAGCAGTTCTCAGAGCCTACACTTATCCGGATGAATTTCTGCAATTCGAGGGAATTATCGAAGAACAAACAGGCTTTTATCTCACAGATCAGCCACAGAGTTTCTTTCATTTGTCATATAGAACGATGATCGGAACGGCAGATGATCAAGGTTACAAACTGCATCTGCTGTGGAATCTAACTGCTATTCCCGCAGTCATTTCTCACAAAACGATTAGTGATTCGTTTTCGCCACTTGAGTTCGAATGGTCGATTACCGCTATTCCAGAAGTGATTCCTGGTTATCGTCCAACGGCTCACGTTATTTTGGATTCGAGAAGGATCGACCAGTTTCTTCTCGAAGATATTGAGACAATTCTCTACGGGGATCCGCTTGATGAAGAGAAGGTTCCGACTATGCCCTCGCTCAAGGGGCTTATCAGCTATGTCCGGAAGTGGGACAGGCTGATCATAACGGACAACGGTGACGGAACGTGGACCGCAACAGTCAATGCTCCCGGTGTTATCGAAATGTTGTCTGAAACAGAGTTCGAGATTACCGCAGATACTGCAGTGTTTATTGATCCTCCGGATAACGAAACGTACGAAATCAGTAGCTCCGAGAAGAATGAGGAGGACATTTTCTGATGGCAACCGTAACAGGATTCACTTCTGCTCGGATGCTCGAGATCGAGAACACAACGGTTGTCGATGGGCATATCGACGGTGATGATCTTATCTTGGTCCAAAGAAATCTCACCGAAATCAACGCAGGAAACGTAAGAGGGCCTCAAGGGATTCAAGGGCCGAACGCCGATGTTGGCGACATCAAATCCAATATTCGTTCATCGCTTACGGGTTGGTTGGCTCTTAACGGCCAATCAATTGCCGGAGCAAATGTGACGTATGCGGCCTTGTGGGCAGTGGTTCCTGCGTCTTGGAAATCTGGGACCACGTTAAATCTTCCGGATTTGACTGACGCAATTCTGGAAGGTGGAGGTACTGTTGGTTCGATCACGGGTGACACCGAAGTCGTTCTTGACACAACTAATCTACCTCCGCACACCCATACGGGCCCAAGTCACACGCACACGGGTCCGAACCACACTCACGCGAATGATCACGACCACGCTATTGCGACAACTTCTGCGGATGGCGGCCACTCGCATCAGGGATATTTTACTTCTGGTGCAGCATTGACGGCTGGCGGTACTTGGTACGCGCACAGAGCCACTGACGGCTCTCATAACGCTGCTGTTGCGGGTACGCAACCGGATCACACCCACACGTTGAATCTTCCGGCATATACTGGAACCACTGGGAATGGCGGCACTGGAGCAAC